TGCGAACTATACCGCGTGCCAGAATTTATTGAAAAGGGGGCGGAGTTCCTTATTAGAGTATCCGGCTCATCCATGTATCCTAAATACTCAAACGGCGACATTTTGGCTTGCAAAAGAATAAGGGATATTCTATTTTTTCAATGGGGAAAAATATATGTTATCGACAGTTCACAGGGTCAATTAGTGAAGCGCGTTTTTGAGTGTCCAAGCGAGGATTATATACTTTTGGTAAGCGACAACAACGAAAAATATCCGCCTTTCACAATTCCAAAAACAGACATTAGAAGTTTAAGCATAGTGTTAGGAGTGGTGAGAATGGAATAAAACAAATCGCCACCGCAAAGATTACGGATATTTGTTTTCGTGGTTGTTAATCCTTATTTGTAATCACGGTGGCGGATTTTTCAAAGTGTAAAAATATAAAAAATAATTAAAATAAAATCATTATGGAACAAAAAGAAAAAACAACATCTAATTTAGACGAATTTATTAAATACCTGAATAGCAAAACGCAATCGGGGGAATGGATGACAATACAAGACTATGTTAAATCAAACCAAACAAAACAAAATTAAATTATGCAATCCGAACAATCCCAACAAATAACAAAACGATTTTTTGAGGCATTTGCCGCCCTCAAATTCAAAGGAATCACTACAAAAAACAAATTCGCCGTTGAAAACGGTATTAACATCAGAAACTTTTGGAAGATTGAAAAACACCCTGAACTAACTATGATTCGCGTTACATGGTTGCAGGAACTTGTATTGAAATACAATATCTCTGCCGATTGGCTGCTTACCGGTCGTGGTGAAATGTTTGAAAAGAAAATATAATGGCAACGTTCAAAATATCCGTACAAAAGCACCAACAGCGCAAAACAGACGGCAAATATCCCGTATCTATCCGCCTATATTGGCAAAAGAAAATTGCTTACATCAAAACGGAGTTCTACGTTTCTATCAATCAAATTAACCAAAAGAAAGGAGCGTTTGAGGTCAAAGATACTTATATATTAAGCATTTTATTAGACAGAATTGCAAATTTTGAGCACATTAAAACGCAAATAAACATCAATCAATATACAGCATCCAAATTAGCCCGCTATTATGAATACTGCACCGTGCAACGCAACACTGATATTGACTTTCTCGTATTTGGTTTGAATTACTGCGCCCAAAGGTGCAAATCCAGTAAAAGTTACACCCGCATCCGAACATCACTTCGCAACCTGCACGACTTCACAGGCGGGCGTCTGCCCATCAGCGAACTCACATCAAAGAAACTAATCGAATTTGAAAACTACCTGAAAACGGAGCGCACAATAATACGGCAAAATCAAAAGTTTATGCCCGTAAAAACTCACCGAAAACCATGTTCCATTCATTGCATTGCAGACTACATGAGCGACATCCGTACCGTATTCAACGCCGCACTTTACGAGTACAACGATGAAGACACCGGAGACATCAAAATAAAACACTATCCATTCAAAAAGTATAAAATCCCCACGGTTCCGGAAACAAAAAAGCGAAATATAACCCCTGCGCAAATTAGAGATATAGACAAATTGGCGACAACTACAATACGAACATCCATTGCCCGCGATGTGTTCCTTCTTTCATTTCTACTTGTCGGAATGAACACAGCCGACCTTTACAACCTCAAAAAAGAAAACTACAAAAACGGTCGCCTCACGTATGAGCGACAAAAAACACGTGGAAAACGGAAAGACAATGCCAAAATTTCAATCAAAGTAGAGCCGGAAGCCGAAGCCATATTTCACAAATATTTCACGGCTAAAAACTCCGACAATCTATTTGACTTTTGCCACAGATATTCCACATTTCAAAACTTCGTTAAATCCGTCAATTTAGGGCTTAAAACAATAGCCCAAACGCTAAAAATAGATGAAACCCTATCTACATACTACGCCCGACATTCATGGGCTACAATCGCCCGAAACGATTGTAATATTTCAAAATCTGACATTGCAGAATCCTTAAATCACTCCACAAACACTATTACAGATATTTATATCAAAAAGGATTGGAAAACCATTGACAAATCAAATAGGCGTGTAATAGATTTTGTTTTCCGTGAAAAATCCGTGAAAAATAATCGTTCAAATTTACAAAAAAACGTGTAAAATTGAACGAAAATAAAAAACGGCAACCTTTGAAAAGTGCCGTTTCTGTTGGTGGAGGCGAACGGATTCGAACCGATGACCCCCTGCGTGCAAGGCAAAATCTAAATTTAATCTATTTTGTTTTTATTCAACATTTTACAAAGATTGAAAAATTTAACCCGTGAAAAAAACTAACTTTTTTCCCAAAATACTGTTTTTTTCCAACCTAATTTTTCTAAAATATCGGTCATCACATCTTCACTCAGTTTTCCCTGTTTGAAGCGTTTTTTCAAGTCGTATGCAAATTGGGGAGAAAATCCCAGAGACTTATACCAACCACTTCGAACAATCTCAATCTCAAAAACATCGCAAGTATCATATTTAATTGTCATGTTATCAATTTTTCCCAAAAGGCTATTTTTTATATTTTCAAATTCCATAATACAATATTGTTTTAATTTTTTCGTTATATTTTTGAATTTCTACTATTGTAGATTGTTTTCTTTTGTGAATTGCTTTCACAAAAGTTTGTAAAAGCGGGGTTTGCGCCCCGCTTTATTTATTGTAAATCGCTATCATAAAACTCATCATTAACACTATTTTCTGCAAAATTCGCAATGGTCTCTGATATAGTATAATCATTATATTTTTCGTTCAAATATTCAACATATTCTTCGCGTCCAGAAAATACCTTATAATCAGCGCTGTAAACATAATGATTATATCCATCTGATTTCCAAAACTCAACATTTCCTTTGTAATTTTTAAAACGGATATTATCTTCGTTATATATAAATTCTTGAAACATATAATGCGCTGTATTGTAATCATATAAATCTTCACAAGCGCTATCTTCCAAACATATAATTCCATTTCTAAACAATATCCAATGTCCAGATATTGCTTCTTTCATTTCATAGATGTTTTTTGATGTTGTTTTTAATCCTTTCATAATTTTATCCGTTCTTATCACATTTCGGCTCGGTTTTGAATGTCTAATTTTTGTTTGTTTTTTGTTAATTAATGTACCGCAAAGATAAAGTAATTTCTTTATATTCAGCGAAAAAGTGAAAATTTTTTTTTGTTGATTATTAGATAGTTATAAAATATTTTAGAAAAAACATCAAAAAATTGCCTAAAAAAAAGAAGTTTTTTCGCGAAAAATGAAAAAAGGCGCATTTCGCGCCTGAAAACTGACAAAGGTTTTTCAAAGAAAGTACCGGCAAAAATATGATTTTTTATAAATCAAAATAATCTCTCACATTATACCTGTTATCTTTATCATTCAATAAGTCGATAGCCATATCGTAACATATATTTACCATAACATCGTCCTGCACATCTGCTGCTGTCTTAACGCCAACGGCGTGTGCAATGGTAGTGGCGTGGTCTGAATATACGCTACTCATCACCACCCATAAGGCGCAGTAATTGAAATTGCAATCCTCTTTCTCATCCAATTCAAGTTCTTCCAAAAGTTCCAACAATTTATCGTGGGACCATTTCGCCTCCGGCTGCATTGATGAAATAATTTTGCACGCTTCTTCATGGGTTACAAAATTCCGGTAACGCATCCCGTCCAACTTGTCAAGGTATTTTTTTGCAAGGTCAGGGTGGCTCTCGCAGAAGTGAACGAACATATCTTTTGAAACGCTGTAAAACATTTCTTCCTGTTTGTCGGTTTCAATTTTTTCTACAATACTTTCGTATTTTTCTAACATTTCCATAATAGTAATTTTTAATTGTTAATTGTCGCAATTTTCGCAATATCCGCATGAATAGCATTTGCCGTTTATCATTTCTGAATTACAAATAGGGCAAGTTTCCATATTACGCTTTTGTTGCTTTTACAGCGGCTACCGTTACCGGTGCGCTTGTTTGGTTTAAAAAGGCATCATATTCCGTTGCCGATGCTATGATGCTGTCAATAGGTGTATATCCACTTACATTTTGCATTACAATAGTAAGCGCAGCAAGTCCGCTATCAGTAGAAGCGGCAGAAGTATTTACAAAGTCGGCGAGTTTTTGCGCGTCATCAATGGTAACATTTACCATATCCACGCCGTTTCCTCTGCCTGTTTTGGCTTTCATGTCAGCCAAAAGTTGTAAAATTTGTTGGTTAATTGTATTCATTTAATTTGGTTTTTTTAGGTTTTTCGGGTAATTTAATTTCGGGTACTTCAATAGAAGTTTCCTTTTTATTCAATAGTTCTTTGATTTCAGCAATTTCGCCGATTAGTTGGGCAAACATGGCAGGCATTAATAGCGTTGCACACATTACTTTCGCTTCGTTTGTTTGTTGGATTGTGCAATTTCTACATTGCATCTGGCAGGTTAGATTTTCCATAATTATTTTAGTTTAAAAAGTTTAGGAAGGTGTTTAGATAATGAAATTAGACCATTTTTAAATACATCCGACAAAATAGGTTTCAATACCTGCTCATTTTGCTTGTATTTGCTGTGAAATTGCAACAAGTCGCTGCCGATTAAGTTCAAATCGGAAGTGATACCGCCAACGGCATTTTGCACGTTACGCGCCTCGTTTTCATCTTTGCAGAAAACTTTAATCTTGATGTGGTATGGGTTCAGCATTTTCAGTTAATTCTATTGGTTCTACATTGTTTAATTCGTGTATCGGTTCGTCGGTTTTTTTTTCAGCGAGTTTATTCCCTGCCGCAACCCCAAGTAATGATGTCGCCGCACCGGATATTAACCCAACAACAAACTCCCCAAGTTTTGGGTATTCGTTGTAAATGTCGCTGCCCTGTTTAATCAAAATCTTTACCTTGTCAATGGTGGTTTTATGTGCTTCTGCCGCTTCGTTTATTCCGCGAGCCTCAATAACAAGTTCCGCTAATCGTTTGGCTTCTTCAACAGAATATCCTTCAAAGATATGGTAGTAATCAAATGCGCCTCTTTTGCTGTTAAACATACCGCTTTTTGCGGCAAGTTCGCGCATCTTTGATACATCATTTTTGGTTTCTTCCGTTTGCGAATTTCTTTTGAACATATTGATAAAAGATTAAGGGGCGGGTGTTATCCCACCCCATTAATGATTAACAGTTGCAATTACTTGTTTTATTCAAAGTCGTATTTGCAAGGGTGTAAGTCGCCACTTCTTGAAATTTTTGGTCGCAGCAGCCTTTGTGATGTCTGCGTTCACCACATCCGCAGTCTCTATCGCGGTCTCTGTCAAAGCATCCTCCGCCACCATAGATAAACCCGTCATTGAACATAATTTTGCCATAGTCTTGACGTTCATAGCCTCCAAGTCTTGCAACTTCATGTTTCAATCCGTTAATGGCTTCCGCATTTCCGCCAAGCGTGATGTCGGTGTTCTTTTCAGTGGTTTTGTCGGTAACGTTTTTGCGTATAAACAAATTCCAAAGAATAGCAATTACGATAACTGCGCCAACAATACCTAATACTGTTGCGAGCGTGTTTGCTCCTCTTTTTGTCTCGTGCAATTTGTGAACATCGTGTCCATAGTTAACAATGTCCCCTGTTGTTATAGTTTCAGTCATAATAAATAATTGTTTATTTTTGCCGTCTATTCACTTTCGGCATTGTGAGAATTGCGCATTTCCGCAGCAAAAGTGAAATAAAAAAAGCGGGGTAATCCCGCTTTCTGAATTTAAAGTAAATAATTAATTTATAAGTGATTATGTTATAATTTTCAGTCTATTCTTTATCAGTAATTATCCCAATAATAAATCCAATAAAAAAGGCAGTAAAAATCCAAATTAAAGAAAGTACTAACATTTTATATATTGTTTTGCATTTTTAATGTCCTCTTTGTTCCATACAACGACCTCTTTTTTCTTCTTACCTTCGGGCAGTCTCCCGCGACCTATCCAATTATAGAAAGTAGCGGGAGAAATTCCACCAAGTTCGGCGCAAGCCTCGTTAATATCTAATGTTTCTTTTGAAACAGATAATTCGCGTGCCGCCCTCAATTCGTCTGCAAACAATTCAATCTTTTCCGTAGGAATATCACCGCATTTGTTGTGCATAGCAAATTTAAGTGTTGCTTTCAGTTCCGATATTAATCTGTTTAATGCGGCTTTTCTTGTAATCATGGCGTATTTTCCAAATAAGTGTGTAAATTAATCCTGCTATTGTTGTACAAAAGAAAAAATTAACATAAAAAACATCTATAAAATATATGTTGAATTTTACATTAATCCATTCTATAAGTATAATTAATAACAAATTAAATGATAGTATCTTATGCCATAAACATAATCTTAATTTGAATGATGCGTAAACCAAAAATATGTCAAAAATTATAGAATGACCGATAAAATAATAGATAAGAAAAACATCATTAAAATTTCCTGTAAATAAAGCAATCCCCATAATAATAGATATTATACTACTAATTATTATGGGGATTATTTTGATGAAGTTTATGGATTCTCTCATTTTTTTACTTGCTGCGTGATAATCGTTCCCGTTCCGGCTGTCCGAATCTTTGCCATAAGCTGAGCATCCATAGGCGCAATTTTTTCAGCACAATGAGGGCAAATGTAATTTTCGCATTCTTCGTCAAAAAAATCATGCCCGCAAGCAATACAAATAATTTCTTTCATAATTTTGAAATTTTAAGTTATTAATTTAGATTAGTTTATATTTTTTTAGCACCAAAAAACCTGCCACCACAATAGCAATGACGGGTATAATTATTGCCCAAAAAATCACATTAGGGGTGGATGTTTTTACCACCGTTTTGTCTATTTTCTCTGCTTCAATATCCGTTTTTTCAACCACTTTTAATTCCGTTACATCACTCTTTTCAGTTTCCGATACAATATTTGTAATTTCCGTTTTTTTATTACCTATTGACCGATTAACAGTTTCCGAAATATGCTGTTTGCCCGTGCTATCAGGTGGAAAATAGCGTACAATGACTTCTTCAATAATCAAATCCTCATTTAACGCTATTTCAGCCTTTGTAACCGTGTTTTCTTTCTTTTCTTCTCTTACATCGATAACGGTTTCCCTATTCTCTTTGTAGGTTTCTTTTACGTTGTATTTAGTGGTTTTGCAACCGATGAAACAAAGAGAAAGCAAAATGATTAACAGATACCTTTTCATTTCTTCAATTTTAATGATATTCTGTATTCTCCATCCCCCGTGTCATCAAATTTCAACGCCCCGCTTCTTACAATTTCATTTGAAAGTTGCAAAACAGCATCGTTGGCAATCTGCGCCTCAGTTCTGTGCTTGTTTGGAATGAAATTGTCAGTGATTTTTATGGTTTTGTTACACTCATAATGCACACCGAGCGTAATTCCCACTGCTAATAAAATAATTGCTGCTACTACTGTCATAATTTATAAATTTTAATTGTTAATATTTCCATATAACGTTCTGGTCTAATCGCTTTGACGTGTCAATATGTACAAAGTTTTTTTCAAAATTAATCCCTATTCTTTTGCATCCCAATTCTAATGCAGCGTTAATAATCTTAAACCTTGTAACGCTATCCGGCGTTGCTATATCCACCGCCTTTCTCTCCGTATGTGCGGAGTTACCGCTCCTGCCCTGTTGTATTTCGTGCTTTTGGCTTCTGTATGCAGATGTTAGTTTCAACGGGATACCCGCTTTTTCGCGCACCTTGTCTAACCAACTCATAAAATCAGCATCCATATCTTGCAAACCGCAAGCCGGTGAGCATCTTTGAAATTCTGCCTCTGAAAAGTATTTACTTGTTACCATATTTATTTAATTACTTTTTCTTTTGTTATCTTTATATCATTATCATTAATCATTGTACGAAACTCATTATACAAGTCATCACAATGTCCGTTGCCGCCTTTCTTTGAATAATTATTCATGGCGTTTTCAAGTCGTAACAATTCTGACGGTGATATTTTTCCCCTACTCATATACAAATTCATAAGTACCATTAATTGCGTTCCCTCTTGTGATGTTGCAAGTTTACTATACAACTCTGTCAGATATTCAATACTCTTTTGAGTATTTTTACTTAATTCCGTTGCATAGTCCTTACTTTCTTTTGACGATTCTTGCGCTATTTTTAATCCCCAATCAGTCAAAGTTTTAACAGTTTCTTTAATTTCTCCGACCGTATTAGTGTGAAGTTCATCGGAATACTTTTTAATCTCATCAATTCTTTGGTCGGAAATTTGCCTGTTCTTTTTTGTAAACTCTATGGCTTCCTCTATCTTTTTATCCGATATAGCCCTATTTTCACTTGAACGTTTATATGCAGTTTCAATTGCGTATTCACTTGACTGCCTTATCAATTCGTTAATCGTTTCTGTTCCCAACAAATTAGATGATAGAGATGTCATTTCCGATTTCAACCCCTCTACCTTATCATCAATCTCTTTTGTCTGATTTTGCAAATCAGATATTTTAACACTTTCATTGTCAAGTTTCATGCTGACAGTTTGAACGCGGGACATCCCCATTTTATTGAAAATCCACTTTACGCCATCAACTAAATCACGTCCAAACAATATAAGCAATACCAATATTATCAAAGTCCAACCTTGTATTCCAGATGTAAATAATGCGCTCAATCCCTCCATATCTATCTTTTATTGTATAATCCGCAAGGAGATGATACATTCATTTTAAAGTTGTTTCTAATTAAAGTGCCGTCTATTTCATCTACTAACCCGTCCATATTCATATCCGCAACGTTGTAAGTATTCGGTATGGCTTTAATTTTTCTGTTTTCAAAAATAGCAACATCAGAAGGTTCAACCATTGAATCTTGGTTTAAATCTCCTGCATACAGGCAATTTTTTCCATACTTGTTTATTAGTGGTAAAAATTCGCAATACTTATCTATTTCAACCTTTTCTAAATCTGAAAAATCAAAATCCAAATTAGAAGCATTTTGAAGTTTTGACAATACGTTTAAATGATTTCTGTGGAATACAGCCACCCTCACATTGCCATCTTGCTTACTAAATACAGGGTTTTTTCCGTTTACATCTATCATTGTACCATCAGTGCGCAATAACAACGCCTTACTTTGCAACAAATCGTAATCTGTAAAATCTTCGTTTCCTGCTCCTGATGTCTGTGCAAAATTACCCCATATCTCTACCAACACCCAATCTACTATTTTGCCAACTCTTTGAACATCGTTAATATGTTCGCAAATTTCATGTAATCCGTATGGGTTTTGCTTTGGCAACAAGCCTTTCTCTTGCAATTCATTACTCATAGTTCCGTCATCTTGCATTACACCTTGTAAGAAAACCTTACCGATGCCTTTTGCCAATTCCGGTTGTTGTATTTCTACAATTTCATTAATATTTATAGTGCCTGAAATTTCATACACTTTTCCGTTTGATAATTCAATTTTTAACATAATTTTTATTTTTTAAGTAATTATTTATCGTTTATTAAAGTAAGTTATTGATGAATAAACACTTTTAGCGGTGTTTGTACTAATCATTTTGCTGTCGGAATCGTCCAGCACACCATTCATATTGACATCGTACTTATTATAAGTATTAACTACTTGCGATGGTTTTGCGATATTAAACAAACTACTATCAGTGGCATCTATATAAAAATCATTATTCATATCTCCACCGTACAAACAATATTTACCGTTGTGTTTGATGAGTTGCGTAGAATCTTCGTACATCGCCTCTTGAATATTATTTATGTCCGAAAAATCAAAGTTAAGTTCACTAAAATTCTTTAATACGGTTAAACCTGCTAAATGGTTACGATGCTTAACGCACACCCTTACATCACCGCTTCCGGTGAATACAGGATTTTTTCCGTTTACATCTATCATTGTACCATCAGTGCGCAATAACAACGCCTTACTTTGCAACAAATCGTAATCTGTAAAATCTTCGTTTCCTGCTCCTGATGTCTGTGCAAAATTACCCCATATCTCTACCAACACCCAATCTACTATTTTACCACATACACCGTTCTCGTTGTTGATGTCCGGATACGATGCGCCTTTTCCATACGGGTCTGTTGTCGGCAAAATGCCAATCTGCTGAAAATGGTTAGTCATTCGCCCGCTTGACTGTGTTACGCCTTGCAAAAACAGTTGCCCTACTCCTTTGTCTATCGGTGGTGTCGGCGGAGTTACGCCACCACCTTTTTTAAAAACCTCGCAAAGAGTTTTTAAAGCGCTCAACACGCCATTGGTGCTATTGTACAGTGTACCGTTTACCTCAACCTCTGAAAATGTGAAAGTTTTTGTAATCACAAATCCTTTGTGATTAAATACTACATTTATTGCATTTCCATCTCCGGTAAATAGCGGCTTGTCAATACATTCAAACTTTTCGTCATCACATTCAAACGTAAGTACGTCGTTAATTAAGTTAATTTTTAACATGATATTTGTTTTTTATGGTTGTGGGTGCAAAAATAGAATAATTACTTACATAATAAGTGTTATTTTTCAATATTTTATTTTTTTTTATTTTCGCTGCCTATTAACCTAATATTTGGCGCACATTTAAACTCTAACTTGGAAAAAAGTTGAATTATGAGAAAACTATTTTTAATCCTATTAATATGTCCATTTTTTGCTTTTACGCAAACAAATGAACAATCACAACAAATTGAAGAATTTTTAAAAAAAATTAAAATAGAAAATCAAAACCTTGTATTTTCAAAAATAATTGATAGTATTCCACATTTAAAAAATGATATTTATTCAAAAATAATATCTAACATTGCTATAACTTATAAATCTGCAAATGACGTAATACAACAACAAGATAAAGATGCAGGAATAGTAATAGTTAGAGGAAATTTTGAAATATTTAGCAATCCATATAGTACATTACACTGCCCTCACATTTTAAAAATTGATATTAAAGATAATAAAATTAGAATAACATATACAATTGATAAGTATTTGTTTTTTAATAAGAAATATAGTAACTCCGAATATTATATTATAAATGAGTATCCGTTTACTCAAGGTATTCAAAAGAAAATGTTTGCAGATTATTTTATTTCTCTTTGTAAAATGGTAAATAATTCTATGAATAATATTGAAGAACTAATAAAATCACAAAACAAAACTACAAATGATGATTGGTGAAAAAAATATTTTTTTCAATCAATGAGGATTAATTCAAGTTCCATTACATTATTCTTCCATTTACCACTCGACCATGTATAGCGTTTATTTTTTAGTATAAATGTGGATTTTTCATTAATTTCATGTGCTTGAAATAGATACATAAAAAACGTTGCGACTACGGTAGTAGATTTATCAAGTATTTTATCAAAATATGGATTATAATTAAAAAAAATTCTATCTAAATAATCTCTACCTTTATCATAAAATAATTCACTTTTTCCTTCATAAATAATTTTAAAAGGGTCGTTTCCTGGATACACAAAGTCTATATCGTCAGAAAACGCAAAAGGTTCAATGTTTATTACATCAAGTTCCGTTTCTGAAAATTCAATTTCTACAAATTTATTTTCTTCCGATATATTCTCATTTTTAATATATTTATTATCTGTTATATTATGTTTTACATAATCAAGGCTTTTAAAATTCCTAATATTTTTTTGAGAAAAATTAAAAACATTCCTATTTATACTTTTTATCTCTATAATTTTATTATTTATGTCTATTGGTGTTTCTGAAAAATTATAATCGTAAAATTCAAAAATATTATCTTTAATTATTATACCAGTTCCTGATAATTTTAACATCATTTTAATAAAATTAATTGTTTCAATATCTGGTGTATTATTTTTATAGTTTATTGTATCATTATAATCAATTGTATATAAATCACCAAATATATTATAAAATTGAAACATACCTAATGGACTTACAGTTGTTAGCTTATAAAAACCAAAATCATCAAAACCGTTAAATGCTCGTAAATTATCAACATCTTGCCAGTATATTTCATCTCCACTTTCCATATTTATTTTTGTTACACCGGTTTGTTTAATACCGAAATTAGAATAATCTTCCCATAATTCTTTTGGATTTTTTCCATAAAATATCAATCTCCTATTAAAAAAAACTATTCCTTTTTGTATAGTATTTGGATATTGAAAAGTTAAATCAAATGTTACATTTTGTTTTGCTCTTATTCCATAGAGATATACCCAATTTCCAATCGCGTCTAAAAACGTCCTTCTTTCTACTTCAAAATATTCACTTATTGTAATAGGAGATGTAATTTTAAATAAATATGTACCATTTATATAATCTCCCTCAACCAAATGAGTAGGAGGATGTTTAAATTTTTTCAAACTATTAGTCTTTATAAAAATTGAGTTTATGTAGTTTTTTACATTTCCAAAATTAAATATTATATTGAATTTACTGGAAATTTGTGAAAATATGAATGATGCCCTTGCAGATGGCAAAAGGTTAATTCTTGTAGGAATATTAATAATACTAACACCATTCATATAATTAGCAATTCCATATTGTGTTATTAATGATGGTTTTTGTGGTTGGTTTGTATTCCCCCAAAAAGTATTAAAATTAGAAGAAATCGAATTAGATAATTTACCTGATTCAATAATTTCTCTCAACTTCATCAATTCACCATAAATTAAAATGCAGTTATAATTTTTATCTGAATAATTTTCAATTAATAATTCTCCATCAATTTTTCCACCGCTATAATGTAGCTCAGCATTTTTTATAGTTCTTACAAACTTACCTTCTAATTCCGGCAAATGCGCCAATTGAAACAGTGCGTCATTATTAGGAGTACGTGGAATTTTGAAACTTTGTGTACGATTTAATTTTAGTTCGTCAAACAAAAACAAACTATTCTCAAAAATAAATGAAAGTTCTATATCTTGAGGAAGTTCGCATGGTTTTTCATCAATAAATAATTGTATCATACTATGTTATAATTTTTAAACCGTACAGTAAAGTTAATATTTTCGCGTTTTTCGCTTTCGGATATATTATACTTGTTATTATCTATTAAAATACGTCTTTTTTCGCCCATGTAGTGCATATAAGCAAAATCCGATATAAAGAGGTCGGCTATATATTTTCGGGTAGTTAATTCCGCTCTTTCAAGTACAAGTGTAAAATCAATTATTTTGTTTTTTAAAACATTCCAACCGTTAGGATTTGATATTGAACTTAAATTTACAGTGTTATCATAACTACGTAGAGTTGAAGACCTTTTAAAGAAAAAATGTTTTATTCCTCCATTTTCACCGCTCCATTCCAATAGAACATAATCATATATACATTCAGGTAATTCAAGTTTAAAATAATAAGAACTATCAACTGTTATAAACCCAACTCCAAAACTTAAATCGAATGTTAAATCGAAAGTGCTGGAAATTTGAACAGTATTTATGTCTTTAATTCTAACCATAACAGCATCTTTGGACACTGTGAATGTTTGAACGTTTCCACTAACAGTTCCAATATTAATCCATGTTGCATTAATAAGTTGTTCGATTGGTTTTCCCGTATGTTCCGGCATATACAGTGTGATTTTGAAAACAAAACCACCTGCAATTGTATATGTTGGAATGAATGTTATCCTTGTTGGTGGAATTAATTCTGAAACTATCGGTTTAAATCCAACATTAGCAGTGTAATTGTGAGTATATAGTGAAACATTGTTTTCATCAAAAAATTCAAATTTATCTGTATTATATACACGAATAAAATCTGATACATCTACAAATATTGTATTGTTAGAATCATAAAAATTATATGTTGCATCATTAACTCGGATTGATTTAACAGTTGAATTTTTACGAAAAACTTCGATAAAATTCGTTTCGTTGGAGTAAGGCGCATTTCCCCACTCCGCAGAAATTTTAAATTGTGAGTTTTCAAAAATTACTGCCATATCTATATTCTTGTTTTTTGTTCAATAATTTGTAATCTTCTTTGAAAGTCTGTAAACTCTCTATAGTCCATAATCGGTGGAGGCAAACTCTCATTTGCTTTTGATATTTTTTCAGCAAGCAAATCATAGTCAATTCCGCTGCCACCAACATTACCACTACTCACCCAATCAAAAAGTTTGCTCTGCTGCTGCATATTAAGAATCATTTCCCTACTGTTTAACATTGCCGGAACTTTATCTCCTGTGTAACTTGTCCCGCCAACTATCCCGCCACCTGCAAATTTAGGGGCTTTTGGAATCGTAATCTCTTTTACTGAAGAAATAAGTGTTGCCGTTGCACCTATCGCTGCCGCTGCCGCTGCCGCTATACGTACAGCAACGGTATAAGGGTCACCTTGTGCCGATGCTTCAACTGCTAATGCTATGGCTGCTGCAACTGCCTGTGCTACTTTTGCAATAGCAAGCATTTTTTGAAATGCTGCATAAGCTTCACTATCCTCTGCCATTGTACTCATAACGCTTGCAATACTATCAGCAACAGAATTAATTACAGCACCAACACTCTTTATAGTATTTATTTGCGCTTCCATTACCGCTTTTTCTGCATCAATTATCCTTTTTCTGTTAGCAATAACTAAGGCGGTATAATCTGCATCACTTAACCCTAACGCTTCTTTTGTTTCTTTATCCATCTTTTCAAGCCGCTTTGCTTCTTCCAAAGCGGCATTCAGTTCAATATCTGAAACAGCCTGTGCATTTTCAAAGGCATCGATAATACGTTTGTCGTATTCATTTTTTATTTTTTTTGTAATCTCATTCTCAGTATTGATTTTGTGCTTCTTTGTTTCCTCATTAGTCTGAATATCATATTTTAATTTTATATTATTCAAATCAATAACAGATTGTTCGTATATTTTAGCCTCTTCTTTACTTCCCTCTTCTACTAATTTTAGACGCTCCGTAAGGTTTAGAGCATATAATCTTAATTCTTCATTTTTATTTTTCTCTATTACCTGTAAACGTAAATTATATTCTTCTTCTGAATTTTTTTTAGACGCTTGTAGTAGGAGACCTAATCTTGTTTGTTCCGCCGATACCTTCTCCTTTATATATTTTTCGGCGTCTATTCTGCGCATATCAGCGATTTTTTTATCGCTATTTTTTTGCAAAACTTCAATAGTTTGCAGAATTGATTTTTTTGCCTCTTTTGTTAATTCTCTGTCATTTTTTAAACGAGTTTTTAAATCTTCGATTTCTCTTTTAGTTTTCTTTTTCTCGTTTGCTATTTCTAATTCTATTCCTTTTTTTTGTAAAATAATTAACTCATCTTGTAGTTTTCTCGCTGCGTCAAGTGTTATTTTTCTTGTATTTATTGCTCTTTGTCGTTGCGCTTCTTTATCCTTATTATTAAAGTCTTCTTGTGCTTCTTTCGCCGCTTTTTCATCATATACCGCCTCAACTTCTAATGATAATTTTTTATTGAAACAATCTATTTTTGATTCAACATAAGAAATAGCCTTATCAACATCTTTATATATTTTTCCATCTATAGTAAACGGGACTTTCTTTTTTCCCTCAGTTTTTAATAGTTTTATTTTTGCAAGGAGTTCCGTATTGTTTTCTATTTCTTTTCTGGTCTTTTCAATAGATTCATCACTTGCTTTTAAGTCTTCTTTTCTCTTAGTTGCTGCATTTAATCTTTCTTGTAGTAAGTTTTTTTCCGCTTCCCTAATTTTATCTATTGATGCATTTTGATTTTTTAAATTTTCCAATGTTCTTTCAAATCCGTGAATACGCTCATTATCAACTCTTTTTGTTTCGTCAAAAACTCTTCTTTGTTTGTCAAGTTCATCATTATATTTTTGCTGTGCAATTTCTGCATTTTTTGTTTCTTTTGTTAGTGCTGCAATTCCTAAAACTAATGCCGCAATTGCTGTTAATACAAGTACAACGGGATTAGCGGATAGCGCAGCGTTCAATAGCCAAGTCGCCGCCGCCGCTGCCTTTGTTGCAATGCTACCGCTCGTCATCATTACCGTTTTTGCTGCCTCTGCCCTTGTTGCCGCAATGGTTCGATTTATCCCTATATTTTCAAGTATATTTTTCGCTAATAGTTGGACATTATAGTTTTTTATTATTGTCGTATGAAGCGTGTTTAGAGATACAAGAAGCGTTAATATTCCTTGCATCTGTTTCATCGTTTTTTCGAAATTCTGATTTTCTATACCCAACAAAACCATAGTGGATTTGTATGCTCCAAACGCCCCAACAAGTGCCTGTGCGCTACCTATCAAGCCATCTAACATCGGGGAAGTGCTTGCTAATCCTTTTATCTCTGCCTGAATTAAAATTATGTCTTTTTCTATTTTACCTGCCTGTTGCTGTAATTCTTTGTATCGTTCACTATCTTTAAATCCCTGATTAGATAGTGCGACCATCTCTTTGGTTAGATTTATCAATTCTGCACGTAAAGAGCGGGTTGTTTTTTCTTGCCCAGACATAGATTGATTTATTTCCTCTATTTCTTTATTCAACTCTTTGATAGAGTTTTGCATCTCTTTTCCCGCAGAACTCTCTCGTTGCTCTTTATTTAGATGTGAGTAACTCTCCTGCAATTCTTTAAGAGCGGCTTTTTGTTCTACCAAAGAAGTACCATAACTAAGTCCTGCACTTGTTAGAAGTTTATATTGCCCTTGCAACGATTTCATTTCCGAAGAAATAAGTTTCTGATTAGCAACATTATCTTTTATTTCAAGATTATTATATTGTATTTGTTCATTTAATCCTAAAATATTTGCGTGAAGTAATTTTTTATTTTTTATTTCTTCATCTGTTAATTTACCTCCTTGTCTTAATGTGTTATTATATTCATTTGTTTTAGCCGTGTAGTCTTCAATAGTTTTTAATAGTTCTTTATTCTCATCAATTAATTTTTTATTTTGTTTGGATGCTTCCTCGTTGTTCATATTGAGTTTCGCAAGAGATTTTGTAATCTCATCTAAACGCGCATAAATATCTTCTTCTGAAATTTTTACGTCAATAATTATTTCTTTTTTTTCTTCTGCCATTTTAATTCAATTTTATTGCATTAACTACATATTCAAAAACTACTTTTTTTACATCTTCTAACACTTCCGGTATCACAGAGGAATAAATATCATTCCTCTGGTTTTCGTTCCGTTCCGTACCTTTTTCTTTTATCTTTTTAGCAATGAAATAGGCTTTTTGGTATTCTCCTCTTTCTTCGGGCGTGTACACAGGTTGCCACTTTGCAGATGGCTCACGCTTGTATGGTATAGGGTCTGCTGTTATTCCTTTTTCGTGCATCCAACCAAGAATAATATCCGTGAAGTTTTGCGGCACGTTTCCGCCTGCTCTGCCTATTTCAAGTGTTCCGATAGGTGCTGTATCATCTCCGCCTGCCACAAGCATTATACCGCCATTATATTGCTCAACACGAAAACTCCTCTCAGTTCGTCCGCTCGCTGTTATTCCTGCCGATTGAATATTGGCTACAATATCATTCTTTGCTTTTTCAAGAATTTCAATAACTCTTTCTATCATTTTTTTTCAATGTTTCCAAAATTTTCTCTTAACGTGATAGATAATCCAACACCGGTAACATTCGCATCTTTATAATCGTACAGTTTGCTTAATCTGACTTCTCCGATAATAGACAATACATTCTCTTTTCTTACTTTTCGTAAAAAACCTAATGCGAGTTTATTCATCTCATTGATTAGTTTTTCATTTTCAATAGAATATCTATCTTTCGTAGTCTTCTGAATAAAGAAAATAAGAAAATCGGTCTGTTCACACAAATTCCCGCTTCTGTTAATCAGTTGGCTGTTCGGATTACGATTAATGATTACTAATGGGAATTTTCGCGTATTTAACGTTTCATTTGTGCGCAGAAAATAATTAAGAATAAACGGAAACGGTTTAACCGACTCTCCTACTTTTTCGAGTAAATTCATTAGTTAGGTTTTTTTCGTAAAGTTTTTGTGTGTAGTCATTTTTTCTTGCCAATAAATATTCAAGAAGTGTTATTTTTTCAGCCTCCCCGAAGTTTTGCAAATTGAAATAACTTTGTGTAAAACACAACATTACTTCAATAAGCGTAAAGTCCGGTAAATTAGAATTTGCATTACTCTCTTCTATCGTTTTCGATAGTTCGTAATTTTTTAAATCATTGGTAAAATCAATAACAAAATCATTTGCATTTTTGATTTTAAAATAATCGAAAACCGTTATATTTTCTTGGTCGTAACTTTCAACATTTGGAAACTTTGGAGGATTATACGACATTTGCGCCAAATCCCCTATTGTTATTTGATAGAAGTCAAATGGAAAAATATCTGTTACTTTTTTTTGTAATTCTTTAAAATCATCTTCAGTTAATAACAGACATATTTCGTCCCATTTTGTTTTTTCATCTATCTTTAGTTCCATTTTATGTTTTTTTGAATAATCCTATTAATCCAGATTCAATTAAGTCTTCTGCTATTTCTGTCGTAATAGTATGTGTATTAACACGTTTTCCTTTCCATATAATATCAATAGTATCACGAAGTTCAAAAGTGGTTTCTTGTTTCGGCTTTGGGTCTAAAATATTGAGAAGTATGAGTATTTGCTCCTTATATTTTTCTTGACAATTCGTTATCGGAAAGTCCACGTTAAATTCTATTGATAATTCTTCGATTCTACGCTTATCATACTTAGATAGCGTAGTTTTTTCAGATAGGTTTTTAAGTTCAGTTAATTCTTGTTTCATAATGGGTGAGTTGGAGTTGTATTTGTAAAATCTAAGACTGCGGTTTCAATGTAATAGATGTTGTGCGTATATTCAGGTTCTAAATCTACATTTATATCTGTAACTTTTTTTAGATGGACTTTGAAAACATCATTTTCGTTTGAGGTTGTAACTAAGCCAGGAACTGCAATCTTTAAATAATTAGGTACAATTGTGAAATTTTTACAGTTATAGAAAAAGAATGTTAAATCTGAATTATCTTGTATAAACTCATCATACATATTTAAATTCAATGTTTTATTTTGAACGCCTTTCATATCGACGTAGATAACTGCATTTTTATGCTTTACAATGTTAGGATAAACTAAAGGCTTAGTCATATTTACCCAGTCCGTTTTGATTATTTGCCTGTCGTTCTGCATGAGCATTTGAACATTAGTAAGCAAATTTGGAAATACTTGTTCAATTGCTAATATTCTGTTTTCTACCGCTCCAATCATACCATAAACCTCTTGAAACAGTCCCTGAAATTCGTTGTATGTATTAGTTAATTCATTGTTTAGGTTATTATAGTATTGTTCAACCCATAAAATTTTTTGTTCTAAATCTGGGATAGTTTTTTTTACGAGTTTATCAACATCTTTTTCAACGTTTGCAATTGCAATATCTAACCTGTCTATTTCTTCCTGCACATATATTTGCCACGTTTTAATTTTGCCAACGTCGGTCTTAAGCGTTCCAACGTCGGTCTTAAGCGTGCCAACGTCGGTCTTAAGCGTGCCAACGTCGGTCTTAAGCGTTCCAACGTCGGTCTTAAGCGTGCCAACGTCGGTCTTAAGCGTACCAACGTCAGTCTTAATAGAATTGTCTATACTTTCAAAAGTATCAATACTATTTTCATGTAGTGTTCCAACACGATTAGCCGTATTTGCACCTTGTGCAGTTTCGTTCTTAATTTGTTGCGCTCTTGTGCGAAGTTGAGGAATTGTTTCAACCGCCATAATTTTCTGTTATTAGAATGAGGTGGCATAGAGCCCAACCGTAACTTTCAGATTAGAGTTATGCCATTCTCCTCATTTGTTTGTTAATCTACTACAAGCCCTAACAATCGGTCAAATTCAATTCGTGTCTTCTCATAATCTGTATCAAATAAACAGATTTCAGCGGATGGAGCATTTTCTTCTACAAGTGTAATATGCCATTCACCTCCGGTTGTTTTATCTGCATTTTTCCTATTTTGTGCTGTACAAACTGCGCCTGCTTCACTTCCTATAATTGGGAATGAGCCATCTCCTACACGGTCTTTAGATGCTAAGATTACAACATATCCCTCTCTGTTTTTTAACAAAGGCTCTACAATATCTTTTGCCGTTTTAGTCCCACGCATTGGGATAGTAAATGTAATAGTTTTATTGTATGATGGGCGCAGACCTTCAAAATTTGCATCATCTGAATTGTCTGCAAATGGAATATTTGCTGGATTGTAAATCGCAAATGGTTTCGCTCCAGCTTTTATCACTGCTGCCGTTTTTTGCCTATAGTTTGTTGCTGATTTAACAAAACTCACATCGCTAAAATTAAAAAGCAATGCTGTGTCTTCATAACCGTGAACAATAGGATTTTCACAGTCTTGTTTTACGCTCGCGGCAATAGCTGCCGCACATTTATTAATTGCCATAATATTTTTTTTTTAATTGTTAATAATTATAACCTATCTCCCTTATATCCATAAATTACCTTATCCTCTTCCGAATCATCAAATTCTTCGTAGATTTCATTTGCTTCATCTAATAACATTTTGCGTTCTTCATCTGAAAAAGTATATGATAATCCCTCTTCGGTCTTGTTAGGGGCAAACGCTAACCATTTCAGAATATCGGCTCGTGAAAGCCGATATTCTTTAGAGGTTAGTAATGTTTGAGTTGCAGTATCTTCTAAATCTATGCCACGCCGAATAGCAATTTCGTCTATGGTGTAGAATAATATAGGATAGGCATTTATTCCTTTAAGAGATTCAAGTAGGGTCATTATATACCGAGAAGTTTTTTAAGTTCGTCCTTTTGTGCGTTGCTTAATGCGCTTATTTCGGATTTAATAGTATCAATGCTGCTCTTGTTAGAAACAGATACACCCATTGATTTCAATGCTACTACCACATCGGTTTTTGCCAATACAGTTCCAAATACTTCAATATCTCCGCTGCCCCCATCGATTACTTTTTCAGTTCCTTTGATGTTCATCAAATAGATGTTATCTACGTTTTCAAGTACCGGAACAGCCAAAGCCTGTGAAGATGTAAATTCTTCGTATGGGTCATTGTGAGAGAATTTAGAAGTCAAAATATAGTTTCCTACTTTTTGATATTGAACGTTGGATACCGGCGTCCTTTCTTCTACAAGTGTGCCGTAATAAACAGAGCCTACGTTGTCGGAAGTCAAAAATACTACCGAATCATCAGAGAAAGGATATACGGTTGTTTGTTTTCCATCTCTTTCGTGTTTGATAGCCCTATCAACAACAATAAATTTCACGCCGTATTGGTCGCTCATTATATTGTTGAATTGGGACGGAAGCGGCGCTACGATGTTTGCTCCTGTGAAGCCGATAGATTGCGCAAACAATTCTTTTGCTTCGGTGGATTTACGCATTTTATTGTATGTCTTTTTGCTCAATACGATAGTAGTGATAGTGTTGCCGTCTTCGCCTGCGCGTGTGATAACCTTTTCAATATCCGTTAGCGGTTTTGCATCTGGATTACCCCAACGTTTTTCTACGCCGAATTTGTTTTTATCCAAATATCCGATAGACAAGCGCACGCCTGTACCTACATTGTTGCTATCATCAACGGTAAATACGCCGGTAGATAACTGTTCAAGGAACATATACTCTAATCTTTCATATACGCCTCTTGTAACTTTGTCGAGGTCATTGAAAATTCTTGCAATAATAGTAGATTCGCTTGCGCCTCTTGCTATCATATTATAGATGTCGTTGAGTTCTCTTTCGTTCAAACTCATTTTCATTCCAAGTTTTGGAACATCGCCGGTGGCTCTTTGCAATGAATATCTTTTCTTCAAAGGAAGCGTAGAACTCATTGAAACCACATCAGCGGCTACGATTGAACGGATTGTAGATAGTGTTTCCCATTTAAGGGTTGTAGAATACTGCTCGCCCATCATTGTTTGATACAAATATGTAGGCAGCGTTTTTTTGTCGTTTATTTTGTCCTCAATAGCCTTTGCTAATACAGGATACCAAATACCGACCATTTCGGGGAATAATGTTGCTTCTTTACTCATGGTTGCTTAATTTTAGTCTTGTGTGAAACGAATAAGCGGAAGCGCAGTAACGATTCCGGTGGTTACAGGATAAGGGCTTGCTACTTTGTTTACAGTACCGCGTACCATAATAGCCGCCATTGGTTTGTTTGTAGGTATTGAAGCATTTAATACTCCAACGTATGTGTGGCTTGCGGGAAGTGCATCATAAGCATCCCCTAAGGTAGTAATCGGCATCGGTTTATATGTATTCGCGTTATCTTTTATGATAATATGCCCCTTTCTGATAACAGTAGGCTTAAATCCCGTAACATCAAGGGAGCGTCCGCCAGGTATTGTTTCAAGGCATTTAACGATAACAATGGAATCCATACCGGTATCAATTACTTGTTGTTCATTGTTTAAATTGGTTGTTGCCATTTTGTTAATTGTTTAGTTGTTTTAATACTTCTTCCACTTTCTCTTTTGATGGTTGTGCGGGTATTGTTTTGCCGCCTTGTGCTTGTGGAATGTTGAAAATTGCCCCTTTCGCTGCAAAGTCTTTTATCACTTCCTCTAATCCCGCTTTTTGCTCCGTTAGATAATTTGAAAAGTCATCATCATCTTTAAATGATGCGCGCTCAAAATTATTAATAATGGTGTTTTTAAGCGTTTCGGGTGCGCTTTCGATTGCCTTTAAAAGTTGCTGTTTGCGTGTTTCCGCTGTTTTTCCTTGTTTTATATTCAAAATCTCATTCATAAGCGTACTCTGTTGCTCAATGAATGACTTTGCCCATTCAGGAATAGCATTGTTTTGCGGAGTTGTTTCGGGGTTGAGTTCTTGTTTTTGTGGTGCGCCCTCAATTTTTACACCGTCTTTAATACCGTGTTTTTTTTCGTAGTTTTCAATAGCCGTCTTTGTGGCATTACTAACACGGATGTCGCCCTCTATTTGCAAGAGTTCGGGGATGGTTACGGCATCTACTGCCGTCTGAATTTGGTCTTCCGCTGTGATAGCCTTTGCAATCTTTTCGCAAATTCTAATTAGCGTAGCATCTGCAACCCCAATAAATTTGGTTTTGAGTGCTAATAAAATTAAATCTTTAAACATAATAATAATATTTGTTTTCACGGTTGTTGTTGGGCGCAAAAATATAAAATAATTAATATACTTACTATATAAGTGATATTTTTATTCCTTGCTATTGAAAAAATGATATTTTTGCAGAAAAATAAACAATAAGAAAAAAAGTTTTAATAAACTCTTTTCAGAAGAAAAATAAAATATAATCTATTTTGACACCTTTATTTTGTTTCCACAATAGGGACAGTTTATTGTACTGCTATCTGGAAATTCAAACAGTTCCGATACGTGAACATTCAAAGCGTTGGCTATTGATACAAGACTTTCAGTAGTAGGGTTGCCATTAATTGCAACAGATAAAGACGGAGATGATAAATTCATTCTACTTGCGACTTCTTTAATGGTTAATCCCTTTTCTTTTATTACTTCTTTAATACGTAGCATTGTTTAAGATTTAAAGTGCAAAAATACAATAATTATATTAAATTGCAATAAATACGCAATAAATTATATTAAAATCTAAATTTTTAACAATTATTAACTTTTATTAATACTTTTATATTAGAATTTATTTTATTTTTGCAGCGTGAAATTAAAACAAACTCTAATTATAATTATTAACCAATAAAATTTAAAGTTATGAAAAATCAAATTAACAGAAGCGATTTATTTTCACTCGCTTGGCAATTCGTAAAACGCAATGGCTTCACAATTTCAGTGGCTCTAAAAACAGCATGGCAGAACTTAAAATTAAAAGTTGCTATGAAATTCAAAATCGTTAAATTCTACTATTATAAGGTAGATATGACTATTAGAGAGGCTTATGGTACTCTTTGCGACAATTTAGTACCTGAAATAGCCGGTACTGATAACAGAAAGAAAAACGACACTGTACAAGTGTATTTCGACACTGAAAAACAAGAATGGCGTTGTTTCAAAAAAGCAAATTTAGTTATTAACTCTTTAATTTAGTGTCCCTTTAAAAAAAACTAACTATGGGAAAATTTATTGACTTAACTGGGAAAAAATTTACAAAACTTACCGTAATTGAATACAAAGGATGCAATAATGGAAGGTCTATTTGGCTATGTAAATGCGATTGTGGAAAAGAAATTATTATTACATCAAAAGTTTTATTAAATGGAAACACTAACAGTTGCGGATGTTATGCAATAGAACGAGCCAAAGAAGCAAATACAAAACACGGGTTATACAAACATAAATTATACGATGTTTGGAGCGGAATTAAAAGCAGATGTTACGAAAAAAAACATAAATATTTTAATTATTATGGTGGGCGTGGTATTTCTGTTTGTGAAGAATGGCGCAATGACTTCAAAGTTTTCTATGATTGGGCTGTGAATAATGGATATAAAGATGGATTAACTATTGACAGGATAGATAGTAACGGAAATTACGAACCATCAAATTGTAGATGGACAACATGGAAAATACAGGGAAATAATACGAGAAAAAATGTTTTTATTGAATATCGTGGAGAAATAAAAACACTTTCGGAGTGGTGCGAAAAATTGGATTTAGCATATTACACAATACAAAGTAGAATTAAAAAACTTGGATGGTCGGTTGAAAAAGCATTTGAAATGCCAATACGAAAGTTACAACGTATTCATTAGATTTTTTATTTCTTCATTTTCGATATTATCCACAATAAAATAAGGCAAAGTATTACGCTCGGAAGCTCGTTGTATCCTGTCCTTGTTTTTTTCAAACCAATCTTTGAATTGAGGCGACAACTCTTTTGCCACTTCTTTGTAGTCGTTTTTCTTTTCTTTGATATTTTTTTTAAACTCTTCAATTGGTGCAAGTATTGTAGTAACTACACACCTACAATTTGGATGCCATGATTTGAATATAAATGTTTTAGGATAAATTCCAGCCAACTCATCACAAATATCAAAAAAAGGAAAACCGTTGCAGGTATGATTATTTGACAGGCTTATTTTAATTCCAAGTACAAAGTCTAAATCTTTAATACGAAGATGCTCCGCATATTTATAAGCCATATTGACTTCTGTTCGCGCCAAACGAAGTGCATTTTGATACGAACTTCTACTTATTCCTATACCGGAATTATATTCTTTTGATGACTTTGAAAGTCGCAACACCCCAAGTTCATCTCTAACTTTTCTGTATAGCCTTTGTGGGTCGTTCAAATATTGCTTTAAATTTCTTGCTATTTCCGCAGCACTTTCACCATTTTTTATTCCTATTTCCAAAGCCAATTCAATATCTGCTTCAAATTGGTTTTTGTACCGCCAGATTCTTTCTGATAATCCTATTCCATTTTGCGTTCTCTTAATAAAGGCATCGCGGGCTTGTAGATTGTTAGTGAAATAGCGTTGTTTTTCTGCCTCTGTGAGCGTTATTCCTGCAAAGTAGGATGTGAGTAAGTAGTTAGTCTTCTCGTTTGACAGTTTCCATTGTGCTTTAATTCCGTTTTCAATGTAAGTTTGCAGTTGCTTTTCAAACTTGTCAAATAGTCTCTTTACCCTTGCGTTTGTCTTTGGGAATTGTTTGAATGAAAAGGGTTTTGTCGGGTCTATTTCGAGCGTTACGCCCATTGCAGCGGCTTCACGGATTACATTTTCATAAATACGCTGTATATCTCTGCCGTACTTATTTAATAGCGTGTTCAGGTGTATTTGGTCATAACGATTCATTGTTTCTTCTTTAAACTCCAACAACAATTTGCAATCCATCCTATTAAATATGCTGTCGGCTCTCCACAATCCATATCCATTCCAATATGATAACAAATGTATCCTGCGGCGTGGCTTGATTCGTGCGCTATTGTAGTGCAATCAAAAAACTTTGGTAAAAACGCTATGACTACTCCATATTCTTTTGTTTCCTTGTGATGAACTTTTAAAGTAACTGCTTGAAAATTTTTAAATTTTCCAAAATCTATATCAGAAAATTCCCCATCTTCTAAATCGGTAAATAATCCATTTAATTCTTTAAAATCTTTTCCGACAAATACAAACAATTTTTGAGGATAAATTACAGGGTCAAATTTTTTCAGTATCATTTTGTTTTTTTTTCAAAGATTCAAATAAAGCCCCCGCATAAAACGCTTCTTCTAATGTAGCGTTTATATTCTCGTTAATCCAATTATTACAAGCACTTTCAGTTGTTTGCAATTCGTTTTCAATCTCTTTTGTCATAGTTATTCAAATTTTTGGAACACATCGCCCGTTTCTTCCTCTTTGATTTGCTTGTAAGTCTCATCGGCATCATCACTCCACCCAAGTTGGCTTATTGCCTGTCTTTGCGACATTATCGGCTTACCTGCCGTCAAGGACATTAGATTGCTTATTGTGTCTTTGTCATCGTTAATTGTGAACGGTACAATCTCTGTCTCAACCATTAGTCCGTCAATATCTTTCGCCCACTTCGGATTCATAATTTTGAGAAACGCCTTAATCACATTCAACTCTCTATCATATGTATCTAACAGCCTGCCGCTCTCATCCACCACTTTTAACTGACTGTCAATAAACATCATTTTTCGCGCTTCCCCACTCATTGGGGTAGATTTCATATTTTCGTAACTCATATCTGGGAGTTGCAATGATGAAAAGAACTCTTTGCGCAGTGATTCCGTTTGAAACTTTATACTTTCAATCGCCTGCTGCCAAGTTACATATTTCAAATCAGAGCCGGCGGGATATTGTACCACTGCCCGAAATTCTTTCTTTTCGTCTTTCTCTTTGTTAAAATCTACCTGTTCTGTCGCAAACAACGCTAATATAGGCTTGCTGTTTTTTCGTATGAAGTTGCCATTTCTGCTTAACGTCCATTCATTTTCATAAATCAATTCCGATGTATCTTCCCACGCGGGAGTAGGACGGTAACAATACACTGCGGGTATTTTACCTACTTTGTGGATTTCGTTAATATCTTCTGTTATTTGTCCCTCTACTGTTTTGTAGCGGATGTGTCGCTCTGCTGTGTACACGTCCAAATATTCAACCGTCTTTTTATCTTCTTCTTTGGTGTAGCCAAATGAAAGCGCAATAAGATTGTCCGTTTCGTCAAAGATAGGATATATTTTGTCGCCTTTCATTTGCGAATAGTTACGGCAGCGTAATTTTAGATTACTATCAAAACCGTATAGATTATTCTTTTCCTCTACCGTGTACCACAAAGTAGCAAACTCGCACCCGCCGAATAGATAGTTCCCCCTTTCTATGTTCATACTGTCAATTCTATTCTTTTTCAAAATAGCATTGATGGCGTTTGCTATCTCTGTTTCTCTATCTGTCTTTGCTTTGAATACCCTTTTAACAGGAATGCCGAAACATAATTCCGTAAGTCTCTTTGTCGCCAAACGCTGCCAATCTAATATTACCCTTGTTACTTTCTCTAATGGTGGATTTTCGCCTGTTTTTACAATATCAGGGTATAATCCTTTGTCCATTACAGGATGTTTATTTGGGTCGTACTCTTTTTCGAGCGTTGCCCAATCAGGTATTTTAACCTGCTTTTGCTTTAATTTATCGGTAATATCCTTGATACTGCCATTAAATAAATCTTCTAATCTCATATATTTTCACGGTTGAATGTGTGCCGCGAAAATATAAAAATATACTTATATAGTAAGTGTTAATGATTTTTTAGTAGGCGTTCCTCTCTAAAATGCTTAGGTCAATAGGTTTTCTTACTGCTTTTCCAAGAATAGCACCATAAACATAATACCGGAACGCATCGCAAATATGGTCAAGGACACCTACCGGCTCATTCTCGAATTTTCCTGTTTTGTCGTTAAATCTCCACGTGTAGTTTTTTATCTCTTTTATTGCATTTACACTGTGTTCCGTGATAAATATTTTGTACCCTTGTATAGCGGCTATTCCAGCCTTTACGCTTCCTGCCGGCTTAGGAACTGCACAAATAGGGATGCCTGCCAAATATATCTCATCAATCATTCGCGGGTCTGCACTTTCAGACATAACCTCTCTTATTGTGTGTTCTTTGTAAAACTTTATTATATCGGAAGTTAGCATATAAGACTTATAACATATTTCATCAATATACAAAGAGTTATCCACAAAACCACAATCTACAATAGCGGTAACATCATTCGTATATCCTAAATCCATTCCGTATCCGCGCCTTTTTACCCATTCCGGTATCTCTTTTATAAGTTCGTAATGCGGATATATCAATCCCTCTAATGATGCACGTTTACCAAGTCCGTAGATTTCCCATTTTCTTTTATCTGCCGTTCCGTTTTTTATGTTTTCCTCTGTTGGCTCATAACTCAATATCTGCTTCTTTGAGTTTTCCGGTATCATAGGATTGTCCAACATTGTGGAGTGAATAAACCGTGTTTCAGGTCGCTTGCAAACCTTGTCATAAATCCAATGTTCATCAAAAGATGGGTTATAGTCAAGGATAGCAAAACCGCTGCACCGCTGCATAAGGTTAGCATAGTCATCAAAACTTGCTTCTACTCCCTCATTAATCCAAAAAGCATCCGATTTTAAACCGTGTATTCTTTGTTCATCGTCAAGTCCGATAAACCAAAATTCTGTACCCCATAGATTGTATATTCCCGCGCCTGTTGATTTATTATGGCATTTCCTATCATAGATGCCGTATTCTTTCAAAACATCCAAAAAATCCTTTAAAACCGTTGCTGTTATCCAAGTGGCTTTTAACCGTGATACTATTACACGCCTGTTTTTCCCTTTGTTGTTGTAAGCGTATTTAATAAAAAATTGAATGATTGAATAAGTCTTTGAACTCCGCGAGCCACCCTCTAAAACAAAAACATTGTATAGTTTGGAATTATACGCCGCTTCTAATTTCTGAAATACAGGTGTTACTAATTGTTGCATTATTCGCCATACTGTATTCGTTTTATTTCTTCAATATCCTTTTCCGATAATGGAGTTGGGGCAAAATTCAATACGACATTGCCTGTTGCGTTTATATCTTGTTCAAGTTTTTCAACATAACCGCGTTTTTTTCCGAGTGTACGAAGCACAAAAATAATAGCGGATTCACTTGGCGGAACGCGCCACCCTTTGAATATCTTTTTTCCGTCTATCTCTTCATATTCGGCTATGCCTTGTACAAGTGTTTGAAGGTTTGTTTCGGCAACATCCAAAAAAACTTCACGGGAATCTTCTACTGCTTTTTGATATTCAGGATACTTTTTGCACCAATCATAAACAGTTACCCTATCAACATCAAAAGAAGTTGCAACACTTTTTAAAACCCCTTTTTTTGCTTCACAAACTTTTCTAAAATCTTCTATTTTTGGTCTTTTCATACGCGCGAAGTGTTAGTTTTGTTAAAATTACTCTAATTTATCTAATATTGTTTCTCCTTTTATGTATTTCTGGTTTGGATTAAATCCCAAACATTCAAGGAAATATATTTTGTTCTCTACATTGTCAAAGTTTACGATGCAATAAGTTTCATCGTTATCTCCTCTATCAATTACTTGTTCTTTTTGCCTTTTTTTTTCTTGTTTTATTGCTTCTCTTCGCTCTTTGTATGGTTTTTCTATTTCTCCCATATCTAATTCTATTGAAGAAATATCGTTTGACTGTAATATTAAATCCGGTACTTCTATTTGAATTATGTTAATGTCGTTTTCGTTTAACCCTGCAAAACTGTAATCAATATCAGGGATTAATTCAGCAAGTTTAAAGTTATCAAATTTTCCCTGTACAGATTGAGAGTTCATAAATATATTTTGTTCCTTCTCTGTTTTTTCGTCAAGGTTTACTTTCTCAATTTTTATCTCATAGTCTGTTTCTTCTGTTCCATCGTATTTGTTAATGATGTCAAGCCCCTGTGTTCTCTTGTGTCCACTGATAAGGTTGCCTGTTGTTTCATTCCATACAATTCCGCCTAAATATCCTACCCTCTTAAAATTCCTTTTTAATTCATCTACGACTTTTGGGTCTTCTTTGCGTGGATTGTAGGGCGCAAAATTTATTTGGCTACGTTTAATGATTATTGTTTCACTCTGATTTATTTTCATGTTTGTAAACTTTGATTTCTGCTAATGGAAAATATGATAGTATTTTTTTATAGTCGTTAGGATAATTGTTTTTGCACCATAAGAGAAAATTTATGTCATCTATACTCGTTCCTGATGATTGTGCGTTTCCACCATAGTTAATCGGATTAATAAGTTGTTTAGTTTCAATATATTTCAATACATCATTGTTTTTCCATTCCGATAAAGGATAGCATCTTTTTGTTTTGTGGTTAATAGTGTTGTTTTCATAGGTTCTTAACATCAATCGCCGGTTCATACTGTCGGATTGTTTGAAGCCAAAGAAAGCCCAATCAATTCCGTATTTTAAACATATCCTTTCTGTGAGTTGTGATAGTTTTGGCAGTTTTGTGTTCTCATTCTTCTTTATTCCTAAATATCCGCTCTTAATGTATGAGTATAAAGCATAGTGCGGTATTTGGATGAATTTCACTTTATATTTATTTTCTGCGTAATCTATGTATTTATTAATGTGCTCCAATTCCGGCACAATGTACATATACACACAAAGAATATTATCAAAGTGTGGACGCATTAAATCCAATAAAGCAATACTGTCTTTTCCTGTTGCAGAATGAAACAATATGGCTCTATCTGTTAATGCTGAAACTCGCTTTATCGTTTCAAGCGTTGTTATCATCTACCTGAGCCTAATACTCTTCTTATTTGCCTTGCTCGTGATGCTGATTTTTTTGCCCTGCCAGCTTGATAGTCTTTTTTTGTCATGTAATACTCTTTCTTCCCCGTGTTTGGGTCAGTGTAAGTTGCGTAAGGTTCTCCCATTTTTGTTTTCTTTTTTGGTTGTACATTTGTTTTTTATGGTTGTATGTTGTGTGTTACTATTTCATTGATATGAAACCAAAAAAATAGCGGTTTTTCATCGTCTGATAAATGTTCGAATTGCTGCCATTCTTTGTCGTAATCATGAAAATTATAGTCTTCTGCTAATATTTCAATATCGTCTTTATCCATCATTGAACATCCAATATCGTCTATTCTTACAATTAAAAACCATGAGTTATTATAATTGCGAAAATGGATAAATTCAACATCCGTTCTCATTGGGACTAAAAATTCTTCCGGTTTCTCTTTGTTGAGTTTATCTTGTTCTTTATCAAAGAACATTTTATTGTAAAACGGTGTAAAACTTCTTATTTCAAGTGTTTTCTTACCTGAAATAATATCAAGCGCGTGCTCTTTTTTCATAATAAAGTCATACGCTTGATACTCTTTGCCTTGATAGGTTATTTTTTTCATTGCTTTAAATTGATGTGCAAAAATAGTATTTTTTTGATATGCTTGTATAGTAAGTATTTTTTTATTATTTTATATAAATTGGAAAATCTCTATAATCAAGTTCGTGAATATCTAACCCTTTATATCTTATAATTATTTGTTTCGTTTGCCGCCATCTAAAATCTCTGTCAAAACTATTACTATACCATAAAGAAGAAACCTTGTAGCCAATATCAGTTAATTCTTTAATTTTATCTTCTACTCTATTTAGCAAAGTGCCTTTTAATTGTGTTATTTCAATTTTTTTCATAATATTGATTTTTAAACGATTGATATTAAATTTGCTTTTTTAAAACATCTATATTCTTGTCTCTCTGTATCATAATAAACGAAAACAGTATCGTTTTTCTTGCGTGAATCTGTGCCGGTTGTTGCCGGTATCAAATTTGCGTTCAATGTACCAAAAGCCTCGCGTATCTCGCCTGAAATTTTTTGATAATAAAATTTTACAATGCCTGAATACATTTTGGCTTTCAATTTAAAATTTTGCCAAGCCATTTTTAACGCTTCTGAAATAGTGAAGCCGTTGCGCCGCACAAATTGCCACGCCAAAGTCATAATGTTTCTAAAATCTGTTTTTTTCATAATAATAAGTATTTAAAAATCGTAAATTGCTATAATATAAACCGTTTACCCTGTGAAAGTCGCCGAACAATCTAATTTTATCATCTTTGAGAAGCACAAATTTTGAAAAGTAAGAATATTCAGCCATAAAGTTTTCAAACATCGTAGAATCGTACCCAAAGGCGTTTATAGCCCTTGTAACACTAATAAAAAATGTTTCGCTGTCTGTCATATCATATTTAGTTTCAATGTTTAAATGCCCATTGTGCGCGAAGCAAATATCATTATTTTTAAAGGGGTGGCAGTTGGATGTTTTAACGCTTCCTTGCGTGGCATACCGGAAATGAATAATACAGTTCTCATTTATTTTAACTGTTTTCAATTCTGCTAAAAACTCTTCAAAATCTAACGTTTTGAATAATCTGTTTGAGGTGCAAAACCCAAAGCCGTGCGGGTTGCTTTGTGCTGCCTCTTTTAAGGTTTGTAGAGGCGGCATTTTAACGTTTTTTTCTTTGACTATAATAACACACATAACTATAAATTTTTGTGTGCCGCTATGATAAAACAGCGGCACGATTAATAAAATATTCTTTCTCACTATTTGATAAAAATGGTATATCTTCAATATTATGAATATGGTTTGATAATCTGTTATTCTTTGACCATTTAACAAGTTTGCAAATGAATTTAACCCACATTTCAATTTTCTCATAATCGGTAGTGCCTTGATGTTGGCGAAACTCTATCGTATTGTGGCGCAAATATGATACAGGGTTTAATTTGCAATATCTATCATTAAACAAGGTATGTGCTAATGTTTCTTTATCGTAACTTGTTTGTAGTTCGTTTAAATTTGCGCGTCTCACTGACTTACAATATGTGTTATCACTATACCGGCGACTTGCTGACATAAATTTGTCAATGGCGCTTTCTAAAAAATAGTAGTTAATGAAAATGTTTTTGTATTGCTCAAATTTGATGTTTTGCAAGCCAACGTGAACGTGCAAACCGGTTGAGCGGTTTACCTGCGCGCCGCTGTCTCTTAAAGCGTTGCATACTTTCTTTAACGATGTTAAGCCGCTTTTGCCTTTGAGTACAGGCGAAACACACTCTAAACCGTTTTCGCCTCTTATTGAAGAATCGCCCACTATTTTATAATGATTTTTGGTATTGTGGTTGTAACTCTCTTCTACTACATTCAAGCCCTTTTCTGCTACTAAATTAAAGAATTGAGTACGATTAACGTTGTAACACTCAATTTCAACGCCCAGCGTGTAGGGCATTGCTTTGTCATCGTCTAATTTATAGACTTTGAATAAAGATTGAATTTCGTGTTTTCTAATACCTAATTTAATAAGGTCGATTTCTTTTTGTTTCTTTGAAGATTTTGCATTTAAAATCTCAT